AAACAAACAGACTGCGAAATTTACCCGCAGACAATAACGGTTACGCTCTAGCGGCCTAACGGCCGCTAGCGTCCCGCCGCTGTTCGCCCATGACAGCGGGTCGGGGCGTCATTCAGTGGGCTAGGGAAACGCCGTCGGCCACTTGGGCGCGCACCCGAAACGCAAAGTGGCTGGCCGCAGCACAGCCCGTCCGCGGGCGTTGAGGCGGCGAGATTAAATCGCGGAATAAGCGTGTAGTGGCTTGTAGCCCACATGTTCCCGAACGTTTTGTCCTTCGTTCTTGTTCTATGTGTGGTTAGTACCTGTCTCCCCCAACTGTCAATAGGGGAGAGGTGTGATGGCACCAATGAAACCTATCAAAACCATCCTGCAGACCCTGGCGAACCTAAGAAGTCTTTCCAAGTGTCACTAATACTGGGCGATTTATCCCCAGTTGTGACCAGGAAGAAACCGGTTCGTTACAGTGAGTCTGCACGCCTTGCTGCTATGGCCTTCCGCGAGGAAGAGGAGGCAAAGTTTCGCCGCTCCCAAGACACAAAATGGGAGAGAAAACAGCAAGATCGTCATAACTCTCATGGACTTAATGCCTCAAGTCCACCATCCTTCTTTACTTTGGTAATAGGTTCCAGCATCGTCACTGGGATCCTGTACTCTCTCTTTTGTTGTTGCCGTAAACTTTATCGATTTATCAAGAGGAAAACAGTTGTTCTGGATCTGTACCAGAAATCTGTGCTCATCGACAATTACAAAGAAGCACCGTACTATAAGCCAGCACTTCTTCGTGCCAGTTTTATCGAAGCAATACTGCCAACCTTTCCACCTCGCCCAGGCCATACTCACGGCCCAAGTGAAGCAGATAGGTCAGCAGCATCAATGTTCATCGACCGGTATGCTAAGCTGATGGGCCTCAATGCCTATTATGTGCAGCGGTCTTTGGCTGACGAAAAACGCGGTCGTAACGGAAACCGCACTTATTATTGGTCAAAAGATGTTACAGTAGCACCTAGTCCCTTCGATTTGCCTGAACGTCCCCTAGTGGCTATTGTTGACGTTGACCAATATATGGACATGCCCACCTTTCTTCTTGAAAATGTCCATCCTACGATTATTTATACAGTACAACCTGACCAGGTGAGCAAGGTTGAAAAATTCTATAGTTATACATTCGACTCATCCAACAAATTAATGTATAACGTCACAGGCGGAGCTTCCTATACCCAACAAGTTTGGAACTACGCCCTTGATGGATTTACTGTAACCCAACGCGAAGATGGAGTAGCTGTTAAAGTCGCCAGCTACCTTGTCGAGCGTAAACGTGCCGCATCAGATCATGAAATAATATTGTTAATACCTACTGGTACCTGGACTGGCATTGGAGCAGCTTTGCACGCTGAGCTTATAACGGATCGTACACTCCAACGCCTTAAAGTGAATACTTCTACCGGGTTCACACGTCTGATATCCTCATCAATTGAGGGCCTGTGTGTCTCCACAGGACGTCCAGGATCTTACACATCAACAAAAATTCCCGTGGCAACTGATGACTCACTTGCCGCCCTCGCACGAACTAACCAGTACCCACTTGGTTTACCAAATGTTAGTTCATACGTCGGTGGTGACCAGGTCAAAGCGTTACCATTGTTGGAATACCATCGCTCTAATACCACTTTTAAGCCAGATATCGTTTGTCCGGTTGAACAAGCCGTTCGGCGATACCAATTCGAGCCGATACACTATGATTATTGTGCTAAGTCATCTCTCACTGCATTCATGAGTCCCTTTATCAATGGGGCTTTTGCACCAGATGTGACTTTGCCTAATGAACAAGAGTGTATCCGAGCGCGAGTTCTTGATGTTAGCCAACCTGAAGTTCTGTTAACACCATTTCTGGCATCCATCATGGATGAATTCTGTCGGATGATGATACCTGAAGACAAAGTTCATTTATTACACCCAACTGACCATGATGAAGTATTGCGACGACAGGCCCGCCCTGCACAACGAATGCTTGAGGCTCGATCCCATGGACTATTGCCGCGACGAATTGTCCGCATGTTCATGAAGAAAGAGGCTTACGCAAACGTGAAGGCACCACGGGCTATCTCAATTATCGACCCTGTTGATAAGCGAGAATATAGTCGTTACATGTATGCTTTTGAAAAGATATTGAAAGAGCAAAAGTGGTATGCATTCGCTAAGACTCCACGACAAATTGGCGAACGCGTGGTCGAAATATTGGCTGAAGCAGATTCCGCCGCCAATACCGACTTTAGTAAATTCGATGGACATGGCTCAAATCTGATGCGTGAATTAGAGAAAATGTTGTTAATTAGAGCCTTTGACCCTATACATCATGAAGAGTTGCTAGACTTACATCGTGGACAGTTCAAACTCAAAGCCTATGCAACCCTCGACTCCAAATACGAGACCAAATACAGTCGAGCCTCAGGATCTCCAGAAACTTCCTTGTTTAATACCATTGTCAATGCATTTGTTGCCTTCTTAGCCCGTAGGTTGTCCCAACGTGATGGGCTACCCATTGGCGCAGAAGAAGCTTTTGCAAGACTTGGCATCTATGGTGGTGATGATGGCCTAACGGCCGACATCAATCCAAAGATTTACCAAAATGCCGCTCGTACCATTGGCCAAGAGTTAACTATTGAGCCTGTGTTACGTGGCTGTATTGGTATTAAATTTTTAGCCCGCATTTATTCACCTAACGTTTGGTTTGGTGATTCATCAAATATGTGTGATATTCCTCGCCAGCTGGCAAAATTTCACACTTGCGTGCGTATGAACTCCAACGTAACACCTATTATGAAATTGTTGGAGAAAGTTCGAAGTTTTAGCTTAAGTGACCTTAACACACCAATCATAGGCCACTTTTGTCGTGCTGTTATTCGTGAAAACCGTGGCGAGCCTGCCATTAATGAACTGACTGCTCCTATTCGTTCATGGTTGTCACGTTATACGTCAGAAAATCAATATAACAACACTCCAGGTGCTTGGATGCTTGATGAAGCCGAGCGCCTTCTTCCTGAGTTTAATTATAATAAATTTAAGGTCTGGTGCGCCACAACTATTACTATGAGCGCCCTCTTATCACCTCCAATGTTCATGGCTCCAATCGCTGCCAAATCAGCAATACCTGTGATTGTTGACGGTGAATTACCTCTTGGTACACCCTTTTTCCCAGCCACACCACCAACACCCGTTGAACTGGCTAAGGGGAGTACCTTGAGCAATAAAGACCTTACTCGTCCCACTGGCACCAATAATAAAGAGAAGAAAATCAATGTTGATACTGTCCCTGACTTTCAATTAGTCATTGAACCTCTTCCCTTACCAGAAATTAAAATTGATGCCAAGGTTCCGGATGTCAAAATAATATCAGACGTTAAGTTGCCTCCTGTCACTCAAACTCCTCCTAAAATTATTAAAACCGTTACATTTGACCTCAAGACAGACAAATCTTACTTTGAGGAGTATAAAAAGAAGAAACTCGCTGCTGGAACCTGGGTAGACAAACCCCAGCGGCCTAAACTCTCTCATGATGAGTTTCTTAAATTAAAAGAGGTCAAAATTAAGGCCGGCACGTGGAAAGATAAACCACGTGGCCCCAAACCTGTTCAGTCCACGTCGGCGGTCAAATTGAATTGGAGGTCATCTTCTAAGGCCTCCCCTGGAGCACCACCACCACCCTCTCAGGGGTGGCGGCGAGTGTAAACCAGGCTTATGGGTACGGGTGGATTTGGCCACCCGGACCATTCGAGTTTTTCAATCTCGTATAAAATTGACTTGCGACCATGCCACCTAAGCGTACTCGTAAGCCTCGACCGTCCGCTCCCAAACCCAAGCGGAAGGGCACTGCTAAACCTACCCCTAAGAAACCCCGTAAAGCCAAGGGCTTTTCTGCGGTTAGATTAGGCCAGCGGTTGGGTAATGTTTTCTCTCCGGCCATAGGCCGGGTTGGAGCCGAAGCTGGCCGCCTCTTCAAACAGGTGACCGGTTTTGGTGATTACAAGGTTAATCGCAATACCCTTATGAACAGTGATCCTCTTCCGTCTTTTAAGAACTTGTCCAATGGAACCCGGGTCATCCACCGGGAATATCTTTATGATGTTATCACTTCATCTACCATTGGAGCGTTTAAAATTCAGAAAGTACCCCTTCAGCCTGCTCTTGGTAGCTCTTTCCCCTGGCTAGCCGCCTCCGCAGAGAACTATCAGGAATACAAGCTCAATGGGTGCATTTTGGAGTTCAAATCTAATTCTTATAATGCTGTTTCCTCCACAAATACTGCCTCAGGTACTGTTGTCATGTCTACCGACTACAACGTACTTGATGCACCTTTCCCCAATAAGTTTCAAATGGAGCAGTCACAGTATACTTGTAGTGCTAAACCATCTTCTCATCTTATGCATCCCATCGAATGTGCTAAAATGGAAACCCCAACATCAGTCTTATTTACCCGTGCTGGTCCCGTTACCTCCGGAGATTTACGACTCTATGACTGGGCAAACTTCTATATAGCCACCGTTGGTATGCAAGGTGCTTCCACCAATATTGGTGAGTTATGGATAACCTACGATATCACTCTCCTTAAACCTAAACTCGGGTCTACAACTGATGTCCAAGATCATTGGGTCCTCCCCATCGGAGTTCCACTCCAACCTGGAGGCCCTAATTATTTTGGGTCCACCACCGTACCCCCCGTCCTAACAATGGATTCTGACATGGGCACTACCCTCAGTGCCTCTGGCCTAGCTGGTGGTCTTGATACCATCAACTGGCCTTCTGGTTACACCGGTAATGTCTGTGTTGTTTACTGTGCTGCGTTAACTTCCACGGGTTCACTCACCCAAGCTAACGCTTACACTGTTACTTCACCCTCTGTTACACCCATTGTTGCCTTTGGTTTAGGGCATCCTTCAGCATATTTTACTAATCAAATTAACAACTTCTTTTATAACAATAACGGAGGTACAACCTTAGTCATCTTTGCTTCCGTCGTTGATGGTGGTTTCATTACCATATCCGGCGGATCAAGTGGCTTTGCTAATACCTCCGGAGATCTATTCGTGTTTGCTTTACCAAGCAATTTCAACACGTTAGGGCTACCACCCGTCGTACTTGGCGGTGTCATCCCTACTGATCGTATGGACTCTAAAATTACCCCTATGGAATATAAACGTGGGCCTTATGACTCGCACACCCGATCACCATCACCAGATGACCTCGAGATGTACGTATCAGAAACCCCTGTTCATGAGGAAAGTTCTATCGGCTCATTCCTATCCCGTAAAAGTGCACCGATAACCATTCCTCCCCCGACTCCTTCCTCGACACCCCGTAAGAGTACTTCTCGCACTTGAATTTATTCATTGCTGTACTCCTGCAGGAATGTCCATCAATAAATCACTTTACCATCAGTTTCGCTCCCCCCACCCTATAAAGGTCTGCGGAGTGTTACCTCTAGCTCCTTTGGGAAATTTCGCATTTACCTTGTAAAGTAACTTGTGTGTTTTCTCAGTGGTCCTCCTTGGTTTCTCAAAGTGGTTTCTCCTTTGTTTTGTTTGTCC